TAGGTGAGCGGTCGGCCATAGCCGCCGAACGGGATTGATGTGGTGAGGATGTCGAGGGTGGTTTGCATGCTGTGCTCCTTGTGTACCTATAAGGTAACCCCAAACAATGGTGGGTAAAGGGGTTTATTGTAGAAACTTGCGATACAGTCCCGCGCCCGCTGTGAATGTTGCCTTTACAATCGGGGGGTGGTAGGGTCACCTCGTGGGCGACAATGCGCTGACGGTTCGCGATGGCTGGATGTTGCGGGTTCTTCGAGCCCTGCACCTGGTCGAGGTACGCGACGACGGCACGGTTGACCACAGCGCGGGTGCCGACTTCGCCACAGACCAGGGCGTGGCTCGCGGCTACAAGGCCATCACCTCGATGTCAGCCATGGCCGCATTCCCCTGGGTACAGGCGGCGGTCTCAGCCGTGGCGTCCGACCTCTCGGGCCTGGAGCTCAGGGTCATCCGAGGGCGCGGTGCAGACGCCGAGCCCGACCCAGACCACCCGATCCTTGACCTGCTCGAGCGGCCCAGCTCCCGCGTGCCGGGGGTACTGTTCCGCCGGCAGCTCGTCACCGACCTGGTGCTGACCGGCTGCTCCTACTCCCTGATTGGTGGAGCGAGCGAGCCCGCAGCGCTCATCCGACTGCACCCCGAACGGGTCAAGGTCATCCCGAACCCGGACGGCGCGGGCCCCGGCGCGTATGAGTACGACACCGGCGGCAAGATCGTGCGGTACACCTGGGAGCAGGTGCTACACATCCGGCTGCCGAGCTGGGAGGACACGCCCGCCGGCCTGTACGGTACGGGGGCCATCCGGGCGCTCAACAACGACCTGACGACGGACCTCCGATCGCAGGAGCTCGCAGCGGCGACGGCCAAGACCGGCCGCCCCACCGGCGTGTTCAGCCCGTCCGACCCATCCGACCGATGGAGCGGAGAGCAGATCAAGGTGCTCCGCGAGGCATACGAAAAGCAAATGCGCGGCGTTTCAGGCGCATTATTCCTTGGTGGCCCGGTCAAATACGACGCACTTGGCTTCTCACCACGAGACATGGAATACCAGGCCACGCGGACTTGGGTGCGCGATGCGGTGCTGGCGGCTATCGGGGTGGTCCCAACCCGGGTCGGTATCCCGAGCGCGAACTATTCCACGGCCGCCCAGTCCGCCCGCCGGTACTGGGAGGACATCCAGGCCCGCTCTCTGCTGATCGATGCGGAGCTGACCCGCCTCGCGCGCATGTTCCCAGGGTCAGAGGGTATTCGCGTGTTCCACTCGTTCGACGACGTGGCGGCCCTCCAGGAGAGCAGGACCGATCGCCAGAACAGGGTCAACCTGTGGTGGATGATGGGGATCCCGCTCGCGGACGCCGCCGCTATGGAGGGATTCGCGGACCTGCCGGTGCCCGAGATCGAAGAGGACGCACCGGCGGCGCCCACCGCGGGAGAACAGCCGGTATCCGCGCAGGCGTTGAACGGCGCACAGATCGGATCGCTGATGGAGATCCTCGCGGCGGTGGCCGCCGGTGGATTGACAGATGCGGCGGCGGTGGCCCTGATTGGCGTAGCATTCCCGACTATCACACCAGAGGATGCGCGGGACATCGTTGCGGGCGCGAGAGCCATACCAGAGGACACGCCCACGGAGACGGCCCGTACACTCATCTCCAGGATGATGGCCGACAGAGGGATAGCCAGTATGGACCCGCTCGCCCGGTGGCTCGTCCTCGAGGGCGGGCAGGCGTTCCAGGCGCCACAGACCGAAGAGGGCCGCGCCGAGCTGTGGCGCGGGTTCATCGAGAACGTCCACGGCCCCGCCGAGCGCGACAACGGGCTGGCGATGCGCCGGTATCTGCGGGCGTACGGCGCTCGGGTGGCGAAGCGGCTGGCCGAGAACATCGACCGGGACATGGACGGACGCATCGTCACCCGCCAGATCGACGACATCGCACTGGACAAGATCCTTGACCCCGCGGCCGAGGCGAAGCTGGTGCTCAACATCTTCCGCCCGCTGTTCCGCAAGATGATCAAGCGGGCGATCGATGCAGCCATGAAGCTGCTCCCGGTCGACTTCGACTTCTCACCGGACCGTATTGACACGCAGGTGGATCTGGACATCGGCCAGATGATCACGCGGGTGGCGGACACCACGAAGACCCAAGTGCGGGACCTCGTGCGCGCCGAGTTATCGCTTGGCTCCACGATCAACGAGATGCAGGCGAAGCTGATTCAGTCGCAGTCATTCTCTCCCGCTCGCGCGCTGACCATCGCCAGAACCGAGACCACCCGCAGCGTGAATGCCGGCGCCAAGGCGGCGATCAAGGAGGCCCAGGGCCTCGGTGCGAACGTGATCGAGGAGTGGGTGAGTGCGCGGGACGACGCGGTGCGGGACACACACCGGGAGCTCGACGGTCAGAAGATCGGGCCTGGCGAGGTCTTCGAGATCGACGGACAGACCGCGGCGTTCCCCGGCGACTTCGGAGACGGCGCGCTTGATATCAACTGCCGCTGTGTCGCGGTTCCCTTTGTAGTGGGGCTCAGCTAATGAAACCTATTTTTCGCACTCTGATCGTGAAGGCTGACACCGGCCAGGACGGGACCACCACGGTCATCGCGTCCACACCCACCGCTGACCGCATGGACGATATCTGCGCCCCTGATTGGCAGATCGAGCGGTTCATGGCCAACCCGATTTGTGCATGGTCTCACGACTACTCGATCCCACCGGTGGGTAAGGTCATTGGCCTGACCCTGGAGGGGGACACGCTGGTAGCGCGTATCAAATGGGACGACTCGGACGCCAACCCGCTTGGCCAGACCGTGGCCCATCAGTACCGAGAGGGGTTCATGTCGGCGGTCTCAGTGGGCTTCGCGCCCGGAAAGAGCACCCCGCGCAACCAGTTCAAGAGAGACGATCCGCGCTTCGCAGAGCGGGGCACAGTGTTCACCGAGAACGAACTTCTCGAGATCAGCGCCGTTGCCATCCCGGCCAACGCCGAGTGCGTAGCCATCCGCGCCAAGAGCTGGGGCATGGACGCCGCACCTGTACAGAAGCACGTCCTCGATGTCATCGATACCGACGACACAGTGACTATCACCCTCTCCAAGCGAGAGAGCGAGGCCCCGGACGAGACGCCGGACGAGGCCCCCGCTGAGGCCGAGGAGCAGCTCGGACTATGGGACGACGACACCGACGAGCACGTGACCGAGGGTATCACTGCCGATGACCTGACAGCCCGCGTCCGTGCGGCGGTCCTCGATCTGTTCGGGTCTGACCCAGCCGTTCAGGCAGCGGTCGACCCACCCACCGATTCAACCCCGATACAGTGCGGATTGTCTGCACTGTTTGAGCTTGACCCCACCCCGTCCGCGTTGGCCGGGGCTTCCTACTGCACGAATGGCCCTGGGCCAGGAGACGACAATGTCTGACATCACCACGCGTGACCAGGCCCTAAAGGCCCTGCACGATCTCAAGACCGAACAGAAGCGCCTCGCCGATCGCGGCGACGCTATGGAGCAGCAGCTCGCCCAGAAGACCGCCGACCTCAAGGAGATCCAGAAGGTGCTTGCCGAGAGCCAGGCGCCCAAGGTCGAGACCGTCAGCGACAAGGAGGCGACACTTCGCCGGTACGTGCGCGCGGACGGCACCCTGGACGCGACCGAACTGGTCAGCGACCCGGTGGACCGTGGTGCGTGGCACAGCGAGCTCAAGCGTATGGTGGACGATCGGAACCTCGCGCGCCTGATGACCAAATCCGGCAAGGGCTGTGCGGTCCTTGACCAGCGCCTCGAGAAGCACATCGCCAGTGCGCCCAGTGTGATCACACGCGCCTTCTCCGATGCCTCGGGTGTCGGCGCTGAGTGGATCCCCGACCTCCTGCTGCCGGAGCTGTTCAGCAAACTGTACCAAGCGGGCAACGTTGAGGCGCTGTTCCCGACGCTGACTATGCCGGGTAAGGAAGTGCGGCTGCCGTTCCTGACCTTGCAAGTCAAGCCGTACCTCAAGAGCGGCGCGACCTGGGGCACCATCACTGCCGAGGATGACACCACCGCACAAACGGCCCTGACCGCTCAGTCTCTCGCGGCACGGATCACCGTGGACGAGGACGCATCAGCCGACTCGATCGTGATGGGTCTGGACTACGCGCGCGGTGCGCTCTCAAGCGCCATCTCGCATGCCGTCGAGGATGCCATCATCAATGGCGATACCGACGCCACCCACCAGGACCTCATCGCAAGCTGGAACCCGGTCAGCCGGTGGAACAGTACTGGTCTCGGTGGCTCGGACGATCACCGCGTGGGGTTCTTGGGGCTCCGTGCATATTGTTTTGACAACGGATCAACCCGCCCAGGCGGATCGGACAGCGACCACTACAATGGGATCTTGGAGACCCGCGCCACGCTTGACGGCGCCCATGGTACATCTGGTGATCTCGCGCTGATCGCATCGCCCAGCTTCTACCTGAAGCGCCTGCTCCCGGTCGATGAGGTTGCCACAGTGGACAAGCTGGGCGCGCAAGCCCAGGTGCTCACCGGCCAGGTGGCCAGCATCTCTGGTATGCCAGTCATCGTGTCAGACTTTATGACTGCGGACTTGGCAACGACGGGACTGTATGACAACACAACGACGACTCAGACCGGGTATCTGGTGGTCGATCGCTCGCGCTGGATGATGGGTAACTACAAGGCAACCACGGTCGATGTGGACCGCGAGATCGTGAATGGCACCATCGAGGTCGTGGCGACCCGCCGCTGTATTTTCAAGTCAGTAGATGCTACGGCCAAGAACGTGGCCTTCACGTTTGATATTGACGGATAGGTGATAGGATGCCGACCTTACGATTCAAAGGCTTTAAGCACACGCCCCGCTACAGTGGACCAACCGGGACGTGGTTGCCGGGATTCGAGCGCGAGGTGTCCGAAGAGGATGCCACGTACCTCGTCGACACATTCGGCGATGCCTTTGAAGCTGTAGGGTCGGCACCGTCCAAGCCGGCCAAGACGCGCGCGGTCAAGAGCCCGACCAAGCGCCGCACCGCAGCCAAGAAACCCGCACCCAAGAAGGCGAAGACATGAAGCTGAAAGCGACCGCCACAGGCGAGTGGCCCCGAGGTCTGCACTGGACAGCGGGAGAGGTGCGAGAGGTCGAGGTATCGGGCGACGTGGTTCTACCCCCGTGGCTCTCCCAGGACCGACCCAAGAAGTCCAAGAAGTCCAAGAAGTCCAACACCCCAGACGAGAGCGAGGGGTAGGCAGTGGCGGTCCTCACAGCAGCACAGGCGAGGCTGTACATCCGGGGCCTGACCGGCACCGGTGAGGACACAGCGCTGGACACGCTCATCGGCAGGGCGGACGCGCTGTTCGCGTCCTACCTCGGCCTACCTGCTGCCACAGCGGGTGGCGTGCCCACCATCGAGGATGTCACCTATACGCTGTATCTGGACGGTCCCGGCACGCCCGAGCTCCGGCTACCCATCATGCCGATACAATCAGTCACCACGCTACACGACAGTACCGACCGCACGTATGTAGCCGCCGACCTGATTGACGCCACCGACTACACCGTGTTTGGCGACGAGGGCCTGATACGCCTGGACGACGACGGCAGTGTGGGATCGTTCAGTAAGGGCCGGCGCGCGGTCAAGGTCGTGGCGGTGGTCGGCTTCACGGCGATCCCGGCGTCCATCGAGCACGCGGTGGGGATGCAGGTCGCACACTGGTACAACGCGCGGGACCACATCGGCCGCACGTCCGTCTCGCAGGGAGGCGGTTCTATCAGCGTGAAGGGCCTGGACCTGTTGCCCGAGGTGCTCGAGGCGCTCCGGCCCTTCCGTCTCACCTCGACCTGGTTGGGCTGATGGCTGACACGATCACCATCGAGGAGTGGCGGGACCACCTCAAGCGAGCCGTGAACACGGGCGCACTCGCGAAGGGCATCCGAACCGCAGCGGTTGAGCTGGCCCTTGAGGGCAAGAGGCACGCTCAGTTTGGCGTCACCAATCGAGCGGGCGGGCTGCGGGTTCGGTCCGGCCGGCTACGCGGATCCATCCAGGGCAACGTCACGAAGACTGGGCCGGGTGCCGATGTCATCCTATCGGCGGGCGGTAGCAGCGGGCGGGGGACCGTCAAATACGCCCGCATCCATGAGGCGGGCGGAACGATATTCCCGAAGCGCGCCAAGTACCTGACATTCCCCGTGAGCGCGGACGCGTTCACCGGTGCCGGGGTATCCCGAGGCGCAGGCGGGTCGTCGTGGCGTAGCGTCCGCTCCGTCAAGATCCCAGCTCGTCCGTATATGCAGCCCGCCCTCGAGCACATCGCACGACTCGCACCCGCCCACATCGCACGCACGGTGCAGCGTGTACTGGATGGGCCATGAGTACCGCGCGCTCGATCATCGAGAACATCAAGAGCCAGATCGCCACGAACGTCAACGGCGCCGGATCGTACACGTACGACCTCACGGGCACGGACCAGGTGGTCATAGGCGAGTCGTTCCAGCCTCACCGCGTGCCGGGCGCTTACGTTTTCTTCGGTGGAGGCAGTACCGCGCAAACGGCCGGAACCACGGTTCTGACGCGTTACGACCGCACGATGCTATGCCAGGTCGAGGGGTGGGTGCCGTCGGACTCAGCGGCCCCTGGCGAGGCAGCACTGGACGCGCTGGATCTATGCGACGACATCATGCGGGCGATCGAGACGGACCGCACGCTGGGCCTGCTCTCGTCTGGTGTGCGCGATGTCGAGATCGCATACAATGCCGTGGACGGCCAGGAGCTCGACAG